CACCTCTTGCAATAGCGACACGGTGCCTTTTCGCATGTGCCACTCAATCGATATCTGAACAAGCTGTTTGCGAAAATCCAGACTTTGCGTGGCATCGTAGAAATCGACATGAAACTGCCATGCAAGAATGTCCACGAGATTCGAATCTGTCAGGCCCATGATGTTCGGGATGAAAACGACTTGTCCCGTGTCGTCGATGATCTGATAACACTGGTAGTCAAAGGCCTGACAAGCAGCTTGCACCTGCATATCGTAACTGATCGAAGGCGGGCAGATGTCGATCAATCGGCTGCCGCGAAGCACAGTGCTCATGCGTGAAGGCTTATGTAGTGTTCAAGGCCAGCAATCGGGTCGCGGCCTTTTACATTGATCCACCAGTCGAGACTCATCATGCTATTGCAAGTCCTAAGCATCTTCCAGCCCTTGATAGGTGACGATCATACTAGGACGATTCTTGATCGTAAACGCTAGACCCGTTCCGGTGGCAATAGCATTTTGTGATAGCGTAACCGTCGAAGCGTTAACTACAGCCGCAATAGTGGTGCCTGTCGGGATGTTCGTGCCCGTGATTGAGAGCCCTGCCCCGCCCGGCGCAAAATGCGCCGTATTGCTGGTGTAAGTCGGGCTACTGATCGTGGACGCACCGTCTGTGAAATTTTGGTCTGAAGGTGTCGCAGGATCGCACACTGGCAGCTGATAGTAATCCATTGGCTGAAAATTAGGCGTTGGCTGATTGATCACGATCCGTTTCGCGCCAGCTTCCAAGCATAGCTTGATGAGTTCGTCACCGTTGATGTCGCGCGAGATGTAACTGCGTTGCCACTGGATCCAGTTCAAAACGGCCTGCTGCACGTTTGCTTCGATGGTCGCCTGAAGCACCTGATTCGTGCTCAGAATCCAGTAATCCAGATTGACCGTGTATGGCACAACGGTTGGCGCGAATACGCTGACATAATCGGTAACCGGACGGCGCGTATCCGCGCTGCACGTGGCAAGAACCTTGTTGATAATGTCCGGAGTGGGCAGCGTGCCATTGGTGCAAAGCGGATAAATCCAGACTTCACCTGCGACCTCTGGCGCTGAATAAACAACCGCCTGAATGATTGACGGATCGGCTGAGAGCGCCCAGAACTCGTACGCATCGTGCGGGCCGCAGGTGGAAAAACTTTCAATAGCGAGCCAGATTCGGAAACGGTATTGTTCATCCGGTTCGAGATCTACGCCATTCACAGACGTATCGATATTTTGAACTGTCATGGCCCACGACTGATTCCAGTTGATGAGATAATTAACCTGGCCAGGCAGATACCCATTGCCAACGGTTCCTGGGACAATAGCCGTTCCCGTGACAGTGCCGATTAGTTGTCCTGCGGGGATAACACAGTCAATGATGGTTTGAAACGCAAAATTCCCAGCCGAACATTGCGTTCCGGCAGGAATCGTGGCGTTAAAAGCCAGCGCCACGACCAGCGTGAATTGCAGCGTGCAGGACGCAGGAGCCGCTGCCAGACGCAAAGCACGATCACCATAAAGCGCAGCCAGATTGTCCAGATACGAATCGTGCGCGTATTTGAGCAGGTTCATTTTGCCAGTGAAATCTATGATGACACGCTGCTGCGACAGCCAATCGCATACCGCGAGCAGATGCAGCCGGACGGGATCGGCAGGCGCGAGCGTTTTCGCTATATTGGTCAGCGCGAGGAACGCAGCCTGATAATCGGCAATCACTTCCGCTTCGATCATGGCGGGATCTTTTACCGCGAAATCGATGTCCGGAACTAAAGAAAGACCGTATTGCGGAATGCCAGGGCTGGTTCCGTTGCTCACTTTTCTCCGTTTTTCTTAATCCCAACATATACCGAGAGCGCGCCGACGATTGCTCCCAGCACAGTTGTAAACATGTCTGAAATGACGCCCGAAATCTCATGCTTCTGCTGAAGCAGTGCCGCGCCAGTAGTGATGGCAATTATGATTAAAGCAGCACCCAGAGTAATTGCCATAATGGACGCAACAGTGCCTTGACTGGGAAGGCTTTCCCAAAATCCCTTTTTTCTTGGAGGCTCTTCGTTCATCTCTGTATCGTCACGCTGTAGCTCGGTGGACCGTCCCCGGTGACATTGTGAGCGGAGACCCTGAATGTGGTCTTGCGGCCCTGTAACTTGTGCGTCGCATCGTACCACGGAGTCGCACCGGGAAGAGGCGGATTAACTGTGTCGATCTGCTGGTAACTACTGCTTCCACCTTTTGCCCGCTGAATATTATAATAAATGACGGCGTCACTCGGATCGTTTTGCTGCCAGACCAGTAAATTGGTCGTCCCACCCTGGCTCATTACGCGTAAACTCTGGACGGGCCCGGGAACCTGTGCAGCGGGCGTTGGCGTAGCAGTAGCCGTTGCTGTAGCACTAGATGTTGCGCTCGGAGTTGCCGTAGGTGTCGGACTAGGCGTCACGCATGAGAGAGTGGTAGCGGAAGCCTGATTGGTGAAACCCGAATTTCCGCCGGCATTGAATGCGTTCACCTGATAGCAGAAAGTGCCGCTGGTAGGCGGAGTATCCACGTACGTTGTCACACCCGCCCCAGTCTGAGTAACTGCCAGAAATGAAGTACACCCTCCAGAGCTGCGCTGAATGTTAAATCCGGTCTCATTAGTAGAATTTCTAGTCCACGTAAGCGTGATCTGCTGGCACCCGGTACCGGTAGCGCTTAGGCCGCTGGGAGCAGCAGGAGTCGCAACGGGGGTTGGCGTGGGAGTAGGAGTAGCCGTTGGTGTCGGCGCAGGATTAAAGCTCCGTGCTGTCTGAATCGAAGCAATCTCAGTATCCAGTAAGGAACTATTCCAGATTGCGGCGTGCTGAATACTGCCTTTGCCCAAAGGATTGCTACCATTACTCAGGTTCTTCATTAGTGAAGTTCGGTTACATGTGCTCGCTGCCGTGAGAGTCGTAGTCGAGGAGATTTGCCGGACGCCATCAACGTAGAGGTCAAAGACCGCGCCGGTTCGCCGGAAGGTGATTGAATGCCATGTATTATCGAACGCTACGCCGCCATTAATGGGATTGAGCATTTGTCCGGTATTTCCACGAGCGTAACCCGAGGCAGCACTAACTCCCGTAGCTTGTCCCGTTCTTACGAGATTGCTAGCTGAAGCAGAATTACTAATCCCGACGGCAGCACCACTCGCAAAATCAAGGCCGCCATTGACGAGCGCGTAAAAAGTGAAGTCCTGATTATCGAGACTCAGGATCACAGAATCATTTCGAGAGGCGTAGCCCGTTACCCCGTCGGTTCGGAAGCAGCCGCCTTGCTCCCCGGTTTCTCCTAGCCAGTAATTAGTGCCAATCGCGCCTGTAATGCTAAGATCCTTGGCGTTGCCAGAAGAATCGCTGAGCGTAGTCCCACTAGTCTCATTGCACTTCCAGTAGCCGACCAGATGTGTCGGTTGCGTGGAAAGGATTACTCCGACGAACGAGGCAGCAGTTGGAGTGGGAGTCGGTGTCGGCGTAAAAGTCGGTGTCGGCGTAGGGGTAAACGTGGCAGTTGGCGTCGCACTTGGCGTCGCACTTGGCGTTGGCGTTGGAGTAAATGTAGGCGTGGGAGTTGGCGTATACGTAGCCGTGGCGGTCGGAGTAGGTAGCGCCACGGTGGTGCAGGTGGCGATATTGCTCAAAGCGGAATCTCCACACAGAACCGAATGCGTTTGGACTTCGTAATCGTATGTCGTGTTAGGCTGAAGTAGCGTATCCTGAGAGGTAGTCGTGGATCCGCCCTGAGTAGCAATCTGGGCAAAGGACGCAGTGCCAGTTCGTCGCCATATGAAAATGTTATCTTGTGCGGTGGAATTATTTTGCCATGAAAGATTGATCTGAGTCGTTGAGATCGTTGTACAATTGAGATTCGATGGCGCAACCAAGACTGGACAAGTCGGGGTGGGCGTTGGAGTGAAAGTCGCTGACGGGGTTGGGGTAGGAGTGAAAGTCGCAGTCGGAGTGGAAGTCGGGGTTTTAATTGGGGTGGGGGTAGCAGTGGGTGTCGGACTAGGCGTTCCCGCTATTGGTGTCGGCGTCGGACTCGGCGGAGGCGGCGGTCTGGGTCCATCATTTAAAGGATGTGGATATTGGTATTCGTCAGTATAAGCACCGCAGCCGGGCGCGGGAGTGGGGCTTCCGCAATTTGTTGCCAGGCTATAGAGGTTCGCTACGTCACTCGGAATTGAATGCCCTGGCAGTGGGGGTGGCGGGCTTGTCCCATAGTTAATGTAGTCCGTTCCTGAATGTATGGTCGGAACCACAGTGCAGTTAAACCCGAGCGGTGCCCCGTTCGCATCAAGGTTCACGTTGTTCCATGAATAACAGGGTTCTAGTTGCTGATTGAGGTTATGGGGAGTGGTTTGGCCCGCAACTACAACATCGCCTTTTCCGTGTCCGCATTGATCCAGCCCTACATTTAGCTGCCGGATGCTAAATGTATCGCCAACACCAAAAAGAAGCGGCGCTCCGCGATCACCGCTATTGTAAAAGTAATAACTAATTAT